ACATGGGAGTAATGGTTGCAGTTCCGTATCAGAGAGAGGTTGCCGAAGAATTCGAAAACCCAACACCACTAGATGGAGATGTGGAAAAATGGAAATTATCGGTTGCTATAAAGTGTAAACACAATGGATCAAGAAAAAGATCCATGACAGAACTGTTGTTTTGCATGGTAAGAAGCGGGCATTGAGAAAGGATGGAATAATATGATACATATCAAAGAAAGATTAATGCAGTACGCGGATAAATATTCGGGCTGCTACAAATACGCCGGGGTGTATGTCAAAGTTATTCAAGATATGATTGAGCAGCTTCTGGCTGACCTGGAAGAGGACGAGAAAGAAAATGGTTGGATTCCGGTCAGTGAGAGATTGCCAGAAACAGATGATTATATTCTTCTCTCTTTTGCGAATTACTCAATCCCAATAATCGGAAGATGTGAAAGAGATAAAGATGGCAACGGCATTTTTTACGCCGGTGACGATTTAATATCTTGTTTAGGTAATGATTTATATGTCAACGCCTGGATGGAATTGCCGGAGCGCTATAGGGAGGACGAATCATGATTACATTCTTATTAGGACTTACACTTGGAACCATATTCGGAGTGGTTGGTCTTGTATGTGTAGCGATCATGTACGATAAACACCACCCAGACGATTAGAAAGGAGAACGGTATGCTGACAAGGAACAAAAAGCTGAAAGATTACGGCATTCCGGCAGAGGACATTGAAAAACTGAATACGATGCTGAAAGACTTCCCGGCAGAGTACGGATACCTGCTTATCAGTGCCGCCTTGTCAGCTTGCCCGAAAAACACGGTGATAGCGGATATGGTAATTGAGAATATCCTACACCGGAAAAGCTACAGGAAAATCAGCAAAGAAAGATATATCCCGATGAACCCGAAAGACTTCTACGGATACAGGCGCAAGACCGTCGCTGTACTGTATGAGAGGATGCGGCTGTTGGGAGTATGGGAGGAATCAGATGAGTAGACTGATTGATGCAGATAAGATCGATTTTAACGAAGTTTTTGTTGGTGCAAGTGAATTTGCACAAGACACAAGAAATGCGGCACAAATGTTAATTGATAATCAGCCGACAGCATTTGATGCGGATAAGGCTATTAGCGAATTGGAAAGAGATAAATTCATTGAATCAGAATGTATTTTATCTGATGTGCATCAAGGATACAATGCTGGACTGAGCAGGGCAATCGAAATCGTGAAAGGCGGTGGAGTTGAATGAGAGAAATTCTTTTCAAGGCAAAGCAGATTGATAATGGTGAATGGATAGAAGGAAGCCTCATAGATTTAGACATTGACAGCGGATATTGTTATATTGTTCAGCCGTATAAAAAAGCGAGTATATTGCCAATCATCTTTTTAATAACAGACAGAATGAAATTGGTTGATCCAGAAACCCTCTGCCAGTTCACAGGACTTTGCGACAAGAACGGGAATAAAATTTGGGAAAATGACATTTTGATGGCACACTTGGACGAATCTTACCCGGAAAATGTGACATATGAAACTGTTGAATGGAATGTTGCCGGATGGGTAGGGCGCGAAACTGATAGTATAGGCAGACAATATCTTGATAAATTCGATCTGGAACATTATGAAGTAGTTGGAAACATTTTCGACAATCCAGAGTTGTTACAGGAGGAACACAAATGAGTAAATCAGTATTAGTGATAGACACACCAACAAATTGTTATGATTGTCCATTTGGAACTGGATACTGTAGTGATCTTGAATATGAGGGTTTGTGTGAATTAGCTGACTGTTTAGATTATGATGTAATTCTGATGACAGAAGAACATTATGATTGTGAAAGCAAATCAAGACCTGATTGGTGTCCATTGAAGCCATTGCCGGAGAAAATGAAAGTAACTGGGCTTTATAACGGCGAGTATTTCAAAGCGGGAGGCAAACTACCGAGCTATAAGATCGGTTGGAACGATTGTATTGATGAGATTACAGGAGGAAACGCAGATGATTGACTTAAAAAATACATGTGTTCTGGTCAGGACAAAAGAAGAAAACGAAATGCTTCTCAAAGAAGCTGAGAAACAGGGATTTCGTTGGTATTTAAGAGACTATTGCGAGCCATTACAAGCACAATATTTTCCAGACATTTTAAGATTTTATGAATATAATATAACTTATGCGGAAAGTGTCAGATCAGACTTTGCTTTCTATGAGGCATCAGAACTCCTCGGGACAAAAGAAATGTCTGCAAGAGAATTTGCTGAACGGATTGCAGATGTAAGCAATTGTTGCGAACGTGAATGTATAGGATGTGTGTTGGACAACAGGAATAATAAGTGCAACACGGATTTGTGCAATACACGTAATTGGGAAAATAATATAGATGAACTTCTTGAAATTGCAAAAGTAGGAAAAGGGACAGTTCCTACACCGGAAGAGAAAGCAGTTGAAGATATTGAAAAATTTATTGAGAATCCAGAGATTGATGATGAAGAGGAAATTAATATAAAACCAGAAGAAGCAAAAGACATATTATCCGATATGAGAGACCAGCATTTATGTTTCATTGAAAGTTCTGAAAACAAAGATGAATGGCAGAAAAAATATCTCAAGGAAGCATGGGCGTGTGATTCCGGAGCAAAAGCATTGGAAAAGCAGATTCCATGCAAACCTGAAGAATATGTTCCAGATTTTCCGTACAATATATTTTCCACTCAAAAATGTGCGAAATGCGGAACACCTGTTATTGGTAAAAAAATAAGCAAGTACTGTTCTGAATGCGGGCAGAAAATTGACTGGGGAGAGGAGTGATTAAATGGATTTTAATACAGCAATGGCGAAATCAGTAGCATGGGCCAGTACATCATTTGCCGTAATAGCGGCACTCAGTTATACAAAAGAACCATTATGCTTAATGGCATTAGTTCTTCCGCTGTTTGTTGGATTACTTGCACATTAATGAGAAGGAGTTGATAATCATGTTGGACAATCCTACACTTGAAATTGACAGAGAAAAGAACGAAGTTACGATAAAATGTAATGGGGATACTATAAAGTTCAAAGATGATAATGTGGAAGTGACCAGGGCGAGCAAAAACATGATGTTTAAGTCACCAGACATAACCCCGCAACTCGCCATATCAGCATTCACAGTACTACATCAATATTGCAGCTCAATCAGTCCACATGACTGCATCAGATGCGTATTTTACGAACATTGCCCGGAGTGTTTCATGGGGTGTCCGGGAAATCAGGGCGAGACAATCAGAAAATTACAAAGCAACGAATAAAATTAGAGAGTCGGTATTTACCGGCTCTTTTTTAGCACAAAATTCCTCAAACATGTACCACAACTTTTCCACTGACCTGTGATAGAATATACTCAGAAGTGTTACTATGGGATTTTATAGCCAGAAATGAGGTGATGATATGGCGAACTTAAAATTAGTTACAAGAAAACTCCAAAAAGCTATATTATCCACCGGATTAATCATAAAAATCGGAACATCGCAATTCTACAGCCATGAACAGGAACGATTGATAACAGTAACAATTATATCAACGCCAGTGTTTAGACCAACAAAACGTGGTGAATGGAAAGATTGTGATTACGAAATACTCCGAACTGCATCCCAGTATGATGTAGTCATGTGCCTAAAAGAAATATGGGAGGCAGTCAGAAAATGAGGATGGACAGAGGTGATTAGATGAACTTAACGCCTAAACAGGAAGCGTTTGCACTTGAATATATAAAGAATGGCGGGAATGCATCTGACGCCGCAAGGAAAGCTGGATACTCTAATGGAATCATTAGAAACGCGACAAAAAAACTGTTGGAAAAAGGTTGCATTTCCGCATATATAGCCGAAAAACAGTCTCTCATTGAAAAACAAAAAGGCACTGACATCATGTCTCTGGCAGAAATTCAGCAGCGCCGCTCCATGATCGCAAGAGGTGAGCTGACTGATTCATTCGGATTTGCTCCGGATTTCTCCGATCAGCTGAAATCCATGAATGATCTGGAAAAGACGCTTGCCATAAAAGAAGCCAGAGAAGAACAGCAGAAAGCAGAAGAAAAAGCTAGATTGCAAGGTGAATACCATATTGATCTGAACATTGTCCCGGACGTATTTCATAAAATGATTAGGGATATTCGAGCAAAGAAACATAGTGAATACATTCTTCCTGGTGGACGTGGTTCCATGAAGTCCTCAACTATATCTCTGATTATACCGGAACTGCTGAAGAATAATCCGAACATGCACGCTCTGATTCTGCGAAAAGTCGGAAACACTATCAAAGATTCTGTTTACGCTCAGATGAAATGGGCTATTGATAAATTAAATCTAAATGAGGAATTTGTGTGCAAGGTATCTCCTATGGAGATTACGTATAAGCCTACTGGACAGAAGATTTACTTTCGTGGTGCTGACGATCCATTAAAGATTAAGTCTATCAAGCCAGAGTTTGGATATATCGGTATTGTCTGGTTCGAGGAGTTAGATCAGTTTTCTAATCCAGAAGAAATCCGAAATATTCAACAGTCTGCTATTCGTGGTGGTAATGAAGCATATAAATTCAAGTCATTCAACCCGCCTAGGAGTAAGAATAACTGGGCGAATGAGTATACGGCAGAAGCGGAAGAAAAAGACGAAAATGTAATGGTTGTGCATAGCACTTACCTTGATTTGGGAATCGAACAGGAATGGCTTGGAGATGTATTCCTTGCAGATGCCGAACATCTAAAAGAAGTAAATCCAGATGCTTACGACAATGAGTATTTAGGCCATGCTAACGGAAATGGTGGAAATATCTTTGAATACATCGAAGAAAGAACTATCACGGATGAAGAAATTAGTCACTTTGACAGAATTTATCAGGGCGTTGACTGGGGCTGGTACCCGGATAAATATGCTTTTTCCAGAATCTATTATGATTCCGCCAGAGAAACAATCTATTTTATTGACGAGATTTACGAAAACAAAAAATCAAATGAATGGACTGCGAATGAAATTAAGCGAAGACAGTACGATGATTACGAAATTACTTGCGATTCTGCCGAGCCTAAATCAATCAATGATTACAGAGACTTAGGACTTCCAGCAAGGGGAGCAATTAAAGGTCCGGGAAGCATTGAGTATTCTATGAAGTGGCTGCAAAGAAGAAAGCTTGTGTTTGATCCAAAAAGAACGCCAAATGCTTGCAAGGAGTTCAAGAAGTACGAATACGAACGCGACAAAGACGGAAATATTTGCAGCGGATATCCGGATAAGGATAATCATTTGATAGATTCTGTTCGGTATGGTTCAGAGTCATTGTGGAGAAGAAGGGGGTACAGTGCATAAAATGTTAGATAGGTACTTTTCAGATAAAATAAATAAATTCTTAAGCATCGGTTTAAAAATATATGGATCATCTGACATT